GTACATTATGGACTTTATCGAGGATATGAAAAAAGTATTCCCAACACTACAAGACGATTGGGGTATCTACATTCCAGAGGTAAAATATCTTTCACCCGAACCACTTGTAAGCTACCGCAACCTGTCTCTTACCAAGTTCCCAAATGTACACTTTGTAGGAGATGCTCTATCAGCTCGAGGTATAACAGTTTCAGGAGCTCAGGCAATATACGTTGCCGAGGACATTCTTTCTTATTACCTTCGCGATACCGAATATCCGGAATTTATTAGTCATTACGTAGCATGAAAAAGCAAACAATTTACGAAGAGCGTCGAATGAAATCTAAAGGCGCATACCACTATTTCTTTAAAGAAAGCGGAAGCACAGCTTGGAAATATCATAATTGGGAAGGACCCGCTATTGAACCATTTGAAAAAGAATCAGAACATTCAAAAGAATACTATCTATATGGTAGTCAACTAACTTTTGAAGAGTGGTCTGATGCACGTAAAGATAGAGAAGGTTTACCTTGGTATAAAAATCCCTCAATGCGAGGCACAACACGATTCTAATGGGACATAAATACGAACCAATCCCTCACAAAGGAGATATTCACAAGAAAGCTTGGGGACACGAGCTTTGGATTGTAAACGATGATGAATACTGTGGTAAACTCCTAGTATTTGAAAAAGACAAAAAATTTTCAATGCACTACCATTTGATTAAAAAAGAATCATGGTATGTTGCTAAAGGGCAATTTGAATATTATTGGATTAATACTGAAACTGCTGAAACTCGAATGACTTTGCTTAATGAAGGAGATGTTGTAGATTTAGAACGTGGTCAACCCCACCAATTGAAGGCACTTACAGATGGTGCTACAATTTTTGAGGTGTCTACTAAACATTACGAAGAAGACAGTTACAGAGTATTTAAAGGAGATAGTCAATGAAAATAGGATTATGTGGAACTATGAGTGTAGGTAAAACTACACTTGTAAATGCACTTAAAGAACTACCTGAATTTAAAGATTATATATTCAGGACTGAACGTTCAAAATATTTGATGGAACAAGGCATCCCATTGAATACTGACTCAACACTAAAAGGTCAAACCGTATTTTTAGCTGAACGAGCTATGGAGCTTATGCAAGAAAATATTATTACAGATCGTACTGTAATTGATGTTATGGCGTTTGCTCGTGCTTCAAAATCAATGGATCATAGCGAAAAATATGATTTTGAACAAGTAGCTACATTACTAATTAAAGAATACGATTATATTTTTTATATAAATCCTGAAGGAGTAGACATGGAAGACAATGGTGTTCGCGAAACTGATCAAGAATACCGTCAACTGATCGATTTTACTATTACTAATTTTATTAAGAGCAAGAAGTTGCTTATTAAAAACTATGGTATATTGGAAGGTCCTACTGAAGAGCGTATTAAGCAGCTTAAATTTCAATTAGGTTTGTGATATTTATATATAAACATAATATTTCTAGAAATGAAAATATCTAAGTTAAAGTCCGCTATTCGCGAGATGATTATTGACGAACTTACAGTAGTTGATAAAACTACAAACCCAGCAGAAGTTAAAGACGAAAACCCTATTACAGTTAAAGCTGCTATTTCTCAGGCTAAGAAAAGCAATCAACCTGTAACTATTGCTGAAGATGATGCTCTTATGGAAATGGCTAAAATTGCAGGCGATCTAAAAGTAGCTATCGAAAAAGTAATCGAAAAAAACAAAGACGGTGAAAAGAAAGATATCCGTAAGGCTATTAAAGCAGACGATGATGTTCAAGCAGCTCTAGGACCAGACGACGATTTGTTTGATAACCAACTTAATAAATTTATCGATCTAGTAAAAGGCGAAAGAGAAGTTGGTCAACGTGGACGTAAAGCTTCAGACGATAAACCAGCTAAAGAGAAAAAAGAAGGTGGAATGCGTGGCCGTCCTAAATCAGCTACCCCAACAATTAAGAAGAAAGAAGAAAAAATGAAAACTTTCTCAATGGGTGATAAAAAATACTATGCTGGTGGTGAAGACGAAGAAGGACCTTCAGATCTAGAACTACGTAAGTTAGCTAAAGCAGGTGGAAAGGTTGAAAAAGGTAAAGCTGCTCAACTCCGCGCTCAAGAAAAAGCTAAACTTGTTAAAGCATTCTTAAAAGATATGAGAGATGCTGGTATCGTAGATAACGCTAACCGCGTTCTTGATAAAGAAAAATACGCTGAGGCTTGGTCAAAAGCTAAAATCGAAATCGAAGACAAAGTATCTAACCTTAGATAATGCTTAAGTGGTTTAAATCGAACCCCCAAACGGCAGTTATTTTATTGCTAGTGGGGGTTCTTATTTTTCAATATTTGTTTCTAAGTAATTCATATAAAAAAGAATATGAAAGACTTCTTAAAGAACAAGAAAAAAAGTACGAGCAACAAATAGAAAAGTTACACGATTCAAACGATTCTATTTTAAAGTTAAATAACGCAATTGAAAAACAAATTGCAGAAATAGATAAACAAATAGCTAAAAAAGACGCTGAACTAGCTAAACTAAAAACACAAAATGCAAAGAACACTGCTAAGCTTAATGCTATGTCTGATGCTGAGCTTTCCAGCACTTTCACAGAACTCTTCAACTGATCTAATCTCAGTACCTCGTTCCACAGTTGTAAATGCTATTACAAAATACAACGACTGTAAACTTGAACTTCAATATAGTCAAGAAAAATTATTTGCTACTGAGACTAAAATAAAACTTTATCAAGAAGAAGTTTTAAATTTAAATAATCTTGTTCAAAATAAAGACCAAGAAATTACTACTTTAGGTGAAGTTATTAAATTAAAAGAAAGTGAAATAAAGGCTTTAAAACAAGCCAAAAAAGCAAAGTTTTGGAATGGTGCACTGATAGGATTTGGTAGCGGTATAGTTGCTATGTTCACAGTAATCCAGTTATAATATTATGAGTGAACCGAATTTAAGACAAATAATTCAACAAGAATACATAAAGTGTGCTCAAGATCCAGCTCACTTTATGAAAAAGTATTGTTTTATTCAACACCCACAACGAGGTAGAATCCCATTTCACCTTTACCCTTTCCAAGAGAAAGTTCTCCATTTATGGAGAGATAATCCATACTCAATTGTACTTAAATCCCGTCAGCTAGGTATTTCAACTCTAGGTGGTGGGTATGCTTTATGGTTAATGTTATTCCATAAAGACCGAAACGTGTTGTGTCTCGCAACTACTCAGGAGACAGCTAAAAACATGGTTACGAAAGTACGATTTATGTTTGATAACTTACCTTCTTGGTTAAAGATTGATTCGGTAGAAAATAACCGTTTGAGTTTAAGGTTAGCTAATGGATCTCAGATTAAAGCAAAATCGTCAAATAGTGACGCAGCACGTTCAGAAGCAGTATCTCTTCTACTAATTGATGAGGCTGCCTTTATTGAAAACGTTGCTGAAACATGGGCATCTGCACAACAAACCCTAGCAACTGGTGGTGGTGCTATTATATTATCTACTCCTTACGGTACTGGTAACTGGTTCCACCAAACATGGGTTAGAGCAGAAAATGGTGAAAATGACTTTTTACCTATTAAATTACCTTGGTATGTTCACCCTGAACGAGATGAGGCTTGGAGAAAAAAACAAGACGAACTTTTAGGTGACCCTAGAGCAGCAGCCCAAGAATGTGACTGTGACTTCGCATCTTCAGGTGACGTTGTATTTTATCAAGAATATCTTGAATTTTACGAAAAAACCTATATTAAAGAGCCCCTTGAAAAACGAGGTGCTGATGGTAATTTATGGGTTTGGGAACCCGCTGATTACTCTAGAAATTATATGGTTGTAGCCGACGTAGCTAGGGGTGATGGTAAAGACTATTCAGCATTTCACGTAATTGATATTGAAACTAATACTCAAGTAGCCGAATATAGAGGTCAAATTGGTACTAAAGAATATGGTCATTTACTAGTAGGTATAGCTACAGAATATAATGAAGCGCTTTTAATTATAGAAAACGCATCTATTGGTTGGGCAACTATACAAACTGTTATAGATCGTGGATATCCTAACCTATACTATTCAAGTAAGAGTGATTCCTCACTAACTGATTCGTATTTTGACAAATATATGGATACCTCAAAAATGGTTCCTGGATTTACTATGTCATCAAGACTTCGTCCTATGGTTATAGGTAAACTCCAAGAATATATTAGTGACAGAGGAGTTACTATCCAGTCAAAAAGATTGTTAGAAGAAATGAAAGTATTCATTTGGAAAAATGGTAGAGCAGAAGCACAGCAGGGTTATAATGATGACCTGACTATGTCATTTGCTACCGCTATGTTTATGAGAGATACTTCATTTAAATTTAGACAAAATGCTTTAGACTCATCTAGAGCAGCATTAAGTAATATAACTAAAGTTACTAACACATTTAGTGGGGTATATAACCGCAATTCTTCTGTACCTAATCCTTATGAGCAAGAGGTAAACGGACAGAAAGAAAGTATTAGATGGTTACTCTAATATATTTATAATAATAACAAAAGATATGGCTGATACTAGATTATTTAGCAGATTAAAAAGATTATTCTCTACAGACGTAGTAATTCGTAATGTAGGAGGTACTCAGCTTCAAGTAATTGATACGGATCACATTCAAACAAGTGGTGAATTCCAAACAAACGCTTTAGTAAATAGATTTAAGGGTATTTACCAAAACCCATCTTCTACTTCTCTTATGGGTGCTCAGTTCAATATGAACTATCAGTACCTAAGAACATATCTTTATAATGACTACGATGCTATGGATACTGATGCTATTGTAGCATCTGCTCTTGACATTATAGCTGATGAATGTACTCTTAAAAATGACCAAAACGAGGTACTTCAAATCAGAAGTAGTGACGAAGACATTCAAAAAATTCTTTATAACTTATTTTACGACGTACTTAATATTGAGTTTAACCTTTGGTCTTGGACTCGCCAAATGTGTAAGTATGGTGATTTCTTCCTTAAACTAGAAATTTCAGAAAAATTTGGTGTATACAACGTTATCCCTTACACAGCATATCACATTGAACGTAAAGAAAATTTTGATCCCGAAAACCCATCTAAAGTAATCTTTAACTATAGCCCTGATGGTTTCTATGGTGGTGGATCTTCTGGTTACTACTATACTCCTAATTCTCAAACTAATAGTAATGTACTTACATTTGATAATTACGAGATAGCTCACTTTAGATTACTAGCAGACCTAAACTTCTTACCTTATGGTCGTTCATATCTAGAACCAGCTCGTCGTCTTTACAAGCAATATGTGTTGATGGAAGACGCGATGCTTATCCATAGGATTGTTCGCGCCCCAGAAAAACGTATTTTTTACGTTAACGTAGGTTCTATTCCACCTAATGAAGTAGAAAACTTTATGCAGAAAACCATTTCGACCATGAAACGTACTCCGTTTATGGATCCTCAAAATGGTGAATACAACTTAAAATACAATATGCAGAATATCCTTGAGGATTTCTACATCCCAGTAAGAGGTAATGATGCTGCTACTCGTATTGATACTACTAAAGGTTTAGAATACGCTGCTATTGAAGACGTAGCTTACTTAAGAGATAAACTATTTGCCGCCCTTAAAGTACCTAAAGCATTTATGGGTTACGATAAAGATTTAAGTGGTAAAGCAACATTAGCCGCTGAAGATATTCGTTTTGGTAGAACCATTGATAGAATCCAACGTATTCTTCTTTCAGAACTTTATAAAATTGCTCTAGTTCACCTATATGCTCAAGGATATGATGGTGAATCATTAGGAAATTTTGAGCTTTCATTAACTACTCCTTCTATCATTTACGATCAAGAACGTATCGCTTTGATGAAAGAAAAAGTAGAATTAGCAAATCAAATCTTAGAATCTAAATTGCTCCCAACTGATTGGATTTATCATAACATATTCCACTTAAGCGAAGACCAATACGATGAATACAGAGATTTAGTTATTCAAGACCAAAAACGTTCCTTTAGAACTACCCAAATCGCTGAGGAAGGCAATGACCCAGTTGAAACAGGACGTTCATATGGTACGCCACATGATCTAGCATCATTGTATGGTAGAGGTAGATATGAAGAAAATTCAGTACCTGATAATTACGATGAGAAAGTTCCATTAGGTCGCCCACAAG